TGTGCTCTTCCGATCTCCACCTTGCTGACCAGCCAATAGAGCCATCAGTTCTGGTGGGAGTTGTTCTCCCCCTGGTCCTCCCATTGGTGCTCCCTGCGGTGGTCCGGGTGGGAGTCCTTGTGGGATTCCTGGCGGTAGTGCTGGTCCCTGCGCAGGTCCCGTAGGTCCTTGCGGTGGAGGCGCAGCGCCTGGAGGAAGGCCAGGACCCATACCACCCTGAGCAGGAGGAGGACCTCCAGGAGCTGAAGGGGGTTGACCTGGTTGAGGAGCGGGGGGAGGGGGTGGAGGAGCGGGTAGAAGACCAACATCCTGAGCTGCTTTCTCAAAGGAAGTACCCTTGAGGAGTTGCGCCCAGACATCTGGGTATCGCTTCATCCAGTTGACAATTGCAGCTCGTGGGAACATCTCATCAGAGTTCAGCATCTTCTCGATGACGATACGAGCCTGCTCGTCTGCGGGTACCTCAATCAAATTGATATTGTCACGCACTGTCTGGTGGCTCAAGTACCCACCGTCTCCCAATGTGCGTAGGATGTTCAGCAGTGCGATTTCATCCTGCGCCACTGTGTTGGTGAGGGTGACCACATTGCAAACATAGTCATCGATTAGCTTGGGGGTAATCGTCTGGCTGTAGGCGTCCTTGGTAGAGTTGTCCCTGTAGTAGAGAGTGACGCCTTTGCGTCCTGCGTTCTCCTGAATCATACAGAGAACGAACTCGTTGACCTCTCTGACCGCCATCTCCAGATAACGACGCGGTGTATCTACGCGGTTGATGCTCGCCTGCTGGAGAACATTGACGCCATACCCCGACTGAATCCCCGATGGGTCCCCATACATGACAGACGGGAAGGAAGCTTGCTGAATCGCTGCATCCACCGCTGTTGTGATATTGGTCAGAACCTCCAAGTTGACAGGCGGGACATGATGGTCAATCTTTGTTCCGGGTGGCACCACCCGCGTCTCACCAGGACGGATAAAGAAGTCTGGCGGAAGTTCACCACCGGGAGCTTCGATAGTGGTGAATGGCCAGGTCGCCCAAAGCACTGCTGTGGCTTGCAGGCTGGTGAGACGACACTTATATTGCCACAACCCATTGATGGGTGCAAGAATACTCAATCTGCGGAAGGCTTCGTCCTGGGTTGCGCCAGAGTCGCCATATCCCTCGATGATTGGCACAGCGTGATAGCCAGGCATCTCGATGGGTTCTTTGGCAAACTTGTCGTCAATCAACAGAGCGTTCCAAACAATCCCTTCCTTGTCGGTGTACCAGAAGTCGGTGACCGTTACCTCAGTGTCCAGGCGCTTGGGACCATACATGGACAACGGGTCGTGTCTGCTTGGTACCAGCTTCTCTGCAATCTCCGGGTAGTACTGTCTGACCCACGCCCAGTCCTTGCAGTAGCGGTGATACGCCCACTCCGTGTAGAGTGGACCACGCTTGACAGCAGTACACAACGGGTCCAGCACACGCACGATGATGGGGAACTTCTTCTTCTTCATCTTGGGGGGATACTTATCTTCCGCCCAGATTACCTGGAAGAAAAAGCATCCGCGTACCAGCGCGTGCCACTTGGCATCCTCCAGAATGTTGCGTCCCTGCTGAGAACTGACATACTGCCAGAACCCCTTGAGGAACTTCTCAATCTGAATGGCTCTATCGATGTCCGCTTCTGTCTGTGAGCGTGGGGGTACATCGATATGGGGAGTATCATCAATCAGGCGCATCCCCAATGAAACAATATTCATTGGGTCGGGTGTGGTGACCTGCTCACGTCCCTCCTGCTGGACCGCTTCACGCCAGGAGCGCGAGTAGCCAGCATCGAGACGCCACATGCGCTCCCATTCTATCGCGCGGTTGCGATAATCGCCAAGCTCCTGTTCGGATTGCTTGACACGGTCCATGATTTCATCTAGTGTGAGTGCCATAGGTTAGAAGTAAGGCTTTCGCTGACGCACGAGGTTGATGGGACGCGTGACTACGGGTCCAAAGTGGTAGTACAGGCCATATCCCAGCGCTGACAATGCGTCCTCGTTGCGCTTAATAGGTCTGGAGGCGGATGGAGCATGTCCGGGACGGTCAGCCCAGCGGTGTGTCTTGAGTTCTCCAAGGATTCCCTGTGCGTCACCTTGTGCAGTAAGCCTTGGGTTGAGAATATCACTAAAATAGATGAGTGGGGTTGCATCTTTGGGGGACCACAGGCGCAAATGGATGGCATCATACCAAATCTTCACGTCTTTGATCTCTCGCCAGTGCCAGGAGACGGTATGAGTTCCCATTCCGCGCAGTACATCCAGCCAAACCTCGATTTGAGACTTATTGGCACCCATCCTGCGGGTTCCAGCAGCGTCCATGATGCCAAGGGTGCAGGAGTGCTGCCACCAGTAGGTGTCAATGACTTGGGGGATGACGTTTTGACCGATTGTATCCTTGGCATAGACCTCATCCAGGATGTGAACGGTCTTTTCGTCCTTCTGGAGTTGGGTGAAGAGGACAGAATATGTCCGTGTGGCTGGGTCAACCCACAATTCCACTGGCAAATCGGGATCGAATAGCTCTTGTAGGGGTCTGACATGTATCGAGGGGGAAAATTCTCGGAAAACAATCCCTTCTGGCTTGCAAGGAACGCCACCAAAGCGTTCCATAAAGAGATCGGGTGGCCAGAAGGCTTCCAGAGCGAGGATTTTGGGGTCCTGACGACCCAGCGGGTACTTCGATAGGTTACTCCAGGTGGGAAGGGAGAAGCTTTTACCGTTTTCTTTGTTGGGAACCTGCCATCTTTCCCATAATTCAGCATACCAGTTGTATGCACCCTCAAATGTACCGCTCATTACAATTGGTGCATCGTTCTCCAAGCCACGCTCCATCAGTTTATACAACATTTCATAAGGATGTTGCGCTGCTTCGGACGCTGCGAGGAAGGTGGGACGCCTACCAGCAATCGCTTCGGGGTTTGTGGCGCTCTTTGTCACCACTTCGCACCCTCCATATTGGGGAAGGGTGCGGAATTTACGCGAACCCTTGGCTACATTAGATACCGAGTTCGAGTCAATAATACCCAAACCATTGCAAACCTCGAAAACATAGTCGTATTCGGGGTTCGCAAGCTCGTAGCTAGGACCAATGATCCAAATGAGACCGTCAGGAGTTCCAATATAACGGAGAACCTCCATCGCGGTGAACTTAGACTTACCAGCACCAACACCCCCAGCAACCAGGCGAAGGCGGGAATCGTCCATATGGACTTCCCATTGCTGGTCTGAGGGGGTGTATTCTGCATAATCCCAAGCAAGTTGAGCAATTAGACCTATCCACTCTTGGACGGTCTGCGTGTCAATAACAGGAGGAGCCATGAAACTCCAGCTAAAAGCCAAGGAGCAAGCGCAAATGCGAGAGTATGATCGTCAAAAACACGGTGAACGCGCTCATACAGAGACCAAGGAAAAGCAATTCTCTCCACGAGGATGGGGTCACCATCTTCCGTATACCCCTTGATAGCTCTGAACGAGATAACTTCTTCTCCGGTGTCGTCATCTCTGTGTACCACGACAGCGGTAGAATCGCTGGGTAGACCGGTTCTACGCTTAAATGCCTTGGCGAGAACCTCCGTCCAGTACTGCGTATCCTCCAATGCGTTGAGGTCATCAACAATCGCCTGGGGTTCGGGTTCATTCCACGTCATCTTTCACTGGTTCCTCTTCTGTGTAGTACACAATTCCCTGCCAGATGGTGCGCCAACCGTTATCGTCCCCTATCCTGGTGATGCTCACGCTCTCAATCTGCCAGGACTTCTCAATTACCTCAGCCAGTTCCTCCAGAACAGCAGCCAGATATCCCTGGCACTCATACTTCCACACCACTTCGATACTCATTTAATGTCTCTCCACCCATAACTCCAGACTTGCTTCTTGAAACAAATGATACAACAACGAGCGCTAAGATATATCGACGGTGATTCGCACGCGCACCACTGGTGGATTCCGATACGATGTAGCCATCTCTGAAACCCGCTTATCTTGATCGTCATATCTCCCCTCTCCCCACACCACCGGTTCGTAGAACTCCGGGTTCTCCTCTTGCTCCTGTTCGATATGCCATCTCCCCAGGTAATGCTTCTGGAGCATACCGCAATTAACACAACGCTTCATCAGTATGGAGTTGCCAAACTTACCAAACGCCATGCCAAACTGCCAGGTATGCTGGCACGACATTACCAAACCCCCAGCATCTTGGCCAGTGCAGCCAGGAGAACAACAAACAGGATGATTACCATGAATGTCTTCCCAGGCTCCGCAATAACACTGGTGGTCACCAGCCAGATAATCCCAAACAAAACGCACAGAGTAATCGCTAATGTTACAATATCCATAGTTGCTCCTTTTAGTGCATGGAGATGGATTCGAACCACCGTGAGGCGATAGCCATCTGATTTACAGTCAGACCCCGTTGACCGCTTGGGTACCCATGCTTAGCCCGAAGTGAGGGATTTGAACCCCCGATTACAGTTTTGGAGACTGTCGTGTTGCCTGACTACACTAACCCCGAATAAACTGTCTCCTTCTTTCTTGGTGGTCATGTTCCTCAGCGTGACAGTTGGCACAAACCAACTCGCACTTGGCAATCTCCGACCAGAACTTTATCTCATTCTCCACCCATGTCGTGGGGGTCTGAGCGTTAATAAACGTGGTGATGGTAAACGACTTGTGGAAACCTGGGAGATGATGGAACTCTAAGGCTCGTTGGCACCTATCATACCCGCAACGATTGCATTTACCTCCAAGAGATGAGACCGCTCTTCTCTTTAGTTCCTGGCGAAGCTCCCTCCTAGCTTGCACCCATGTCTTGGTCCCGTACAGCTTCTTTCTCCCCATGTTCTCCCCGCATTCTAGTTTTTTGAAAACCTACGTAGGTCCCCTGTAATGTTGTGTGTTCTTAATTTGATGCAGTTCTCCTCCAGTCCAATGTCCTTTCCGCCTCCCTAACATCATACTACTCATACTATAACTAGTCATACTATTACTATCAGCTCATCCCCTCCCCACCGGGGGGGGTGTCGTCCGCCTCGCCTGATGGTTTAAGGTATCTACTCATCATATCCTCAAGTGTAGTTGTAGCGGTGACTTGTCGCTTCAGTGGCTCGCCAACTAGATATCCCATCAGTAGAGATAACGCTTCCACAAACGCTTTAGGGGACTGTCTACTTCGAGCCAGTTCGAACCCTTCATCGAACAGTGATACAACCTTGTCAGCACTATAATGTTGTGCTAACGCTTTAGTCACCTGACGGTCTAGTCGATTGTCATGGCGCAGGAGCGCTGCGTTGCGTGCAGTTTCGCTATTAAAATGATACGGTTTCAACCAGACTGCATTAGAACGCTTCTGCGCTTGACTATACACTTCACCTTGCTCACTATGCGCCTCAGCGTCTATCGTCTCGCCTTGCCCGTCTGTGACGTTTGTGGGAGATTCTAGCATGGCGTTGTCGAGCGTTGCAGGCGCAGGAAGTTTAGTCTCATCTAACTTTTTCATTAGTCTACTCTAACACAAATGTTACCAGTTGTCAAGTTCTGGTTTAGCTGCGACTAAATAATGCGCCGGATTTTTAGGCGTGACTAAACTTTTCGTTAACCGTCACCGCCACCCCATGATGCCATTTTTTTAAGGTTGCACCCCTTCCCATTGCGCCCGGATAGGTGTATAGTCGAGGAGCGTTCAGCAGTGACAGACGGAACGCCGGTTTTCTGGGTGGTAGTTGCACCCGCTCATTGACAACTGAATAGCTTGCGTAGGTGACAGATAATCGCACTACGGTGCGCTAAAGTGTCAGCTATCAGGTTGCGCCGCTATCAAGAGACGCGCAACTTGGCGGGTAGACTGGGAAAATGTCTACAATCGATCTGGTTGCC